CATATCAAGAGAAATGAATTCAATGGTGTTTCCATTTAGTTTGTATTCAGATGCTGTCTTTGAGTGGTCATCTTCCGAGTATATCTCGTGATCCTTAAGGATAGTTAAAAAGTCACGCATGACAGTACCCCTCAAAGCAGGGTATGTCTTCCGGCATATAGTGATGATCTTACCGCTGTTCTTTTCGCAGTATGAAAAAATAATCCAGAGAAGGATATTGTAGGTCTTCCCTGATCTCGTGCCACCTTGCTGTACTACTATCTTGCTTTTACTACTCTCAAGATGGCGAAATACCTTATTTGTTTTTATACTAATTGCCGTCATCCACGATCTTCACCTCGAATACCTTTTTCCCATCTGCACCGGTAATCTCCTGCCGTTCTACATAGCCCCTCTTTTTAAGTTTGGTTTTGCAGGCGAAAATGATAGCAGTAGTATCTTTATCCTTAATCTTTTCTACTAAGGCATCCTCCACAAAATCAGCAAAGTCTTCATCAGGCTCAATAGATTCTAATGCAGCCATGAAATCAGGATCTTTGACCTTCCAATCATAGAAAGTCCCCCTGTCCATATTGGTAGCCTTGCAGGCCTTTGATATGTTACCAAAGGCCTTTTTATAGGCTTCAAGAAATGCTTTCTTTTTTAAGTCCATTTTGTGGATTTTTGTCTATTTAGTTGCTATTCTCTTCTGTAGCCTCTACTACTTCTACATCTTTCTCCTCTAATTTGTTCGGGATTCCTGCATCATCTAGTAACTTTTTAAACAAGTAAGCAAGTTGAAAGATTCCTTCCTCTTCATCTAGTGTGATGCTTACTACCTTTTTAGGACTGTTAAAATTCAATTGAAAGTTTGACATGATTTTTATTGATTTGATGTTTATGTTTTCTTTTTAATCCATCCACTTACCATGAGTCCTGAGATGCCAAAACCTATGCTTCAGCACCTCAAGGATCAGGGATGTAAGGCTGTCCGATTCATAGAATCCTTCCTCCACTTCTAGTTTGAACTTTGCCATAGTTAGAAGGGTAGATCGTAGTCTTCAGCCTGGTAAGGAGTTGCAGGAGTAGCAGGCATCTTGTTTGCCTGTGGCTTTGCCCCTTCCTCTTTCTTGTAATCATTCAAACTGATTGCCACATCCTTTCCGTATTCGTTCGGCTTATCGTAGATGTTTACATTTAAGTTGACATACTTCTTCCCGTTGTAGGTATAGGCGTGTGCCTCGGCATCTGATAGGCATAGGGAAGCCGTAATCCAAGAATCACTTCTTTTCTTCCCATTTCCTAGTTTGGTTTTTGGTTTGCTGTCCATGTGTTTATTTATTTGGTTTTTCTTCTTCTCTTGATTGGCTTGTTTTCTATCACCGGTGCCTCTGTGGTGAATGCTACCTCTACCTCCTGCAAAGCCTGTGCTGCTTCCTCTTCCTGCTGCTTTCTGTACCAAGTAGTATTTTGGTCATTGGTGTACCATCCATAAAGGTAGTTGACTAGTTCTGCTCTACATGAACTGCACCAATGGCTAAAATTATGCTTAGGGTTTACATAGGTAGTATACAAGTGAATAAGTTCCGCATATACTTCCTTGCTATAGTTGCGAATGAAAGCGTGCTTTTTGTAGCACTCGTAGAGTTCAAAGTGCTTCTTAAATAGTTCGTGATCTTCTGGAGTCATGATTGAAATTTGTTAGTGAAATGATCCTCCACATTTAGGTAGATGAAGGGTACTATACTACTGATAAATATCGCTTCTAGTAAATCCGTTTTTAAGATTAGAAAAAAGAGGCTAATCCAGAAGGACATACAGAAGGAACAGGAGAAAGGCTTGACCAGTTTTCTCTTTGTGATCCTTGTAAATATGGCAGGTACATTCAAGATGTAAAAGTAAATCAAGGTAATCCCGATTGATCCTAGTATACTAGTTGCTGCTTGATACATTTTCTTATGTTTTTAATTGTGATAAAAATTGAAGTATGTGGTATGCCTGTCTGCTTTGATACCTTCCTAACTGAACCTAGTTCTACATACATTTTGAGTATTTCCTGATCGTACCAATACAGCCCCTCGACTATCTTTGAAATTGAATCTGCTACCGCTTGGCTGTTATCAATCTCCTCCTCTTCTTTGATAAATTTGACTATGTCTTCCACGGGTACAAGGGCTGCATACATCCTGCCGAATTTGCCATATTTGCTGTTCGTTTGATTGCAGCAGATCCTAACAATCCAGAACTTGAATACCTGCTTTCCTTTGGCTTCTAATTCCCTGAGTTTTTCCTGATCGTATTCTAGGACTATCACCGCTACCTCTTGCCTAAGATCTTCCCATAGGTCTTTACCTATGTTCTGAAAAACATATTTAAATTCATTGTCATATAGCCATCCAATCGCTTTCATTTTAGGCTAATTACTTCGCCTGTGGGAAGTCCTGCGTAGTCGCATAGCCATCCGTTCCATTCGAACCTGATCTCTTTCTCACGGCCTTTAAATGAAGCCGCAAGGAGTCTAATCTGCTGCTGTACTATTTCAATACTTTGAAAACTGCCCTTACCCTTATTCATCCACTTAGACCACTCTCCGCTTGAAAGCCTATAGCGGATCTCAAGAGAATAATCTAGTCGGGATTTTGGGAGCATTCTAGGCATTCTGTTTCTTTTCTCGGATGACTACCTCCAGACCTACTGCCTCGCAGATCATTCTAAGATTGAAAAGGCTGATTGACTCCCATCCGTTTTCAACTTGGTTAATCGGTGCATGGCTTATGCCTAGTTTCTTACAAAGTTCTAACTGAGTAAAGCCGCTTTTCTTCCTGGCTTGCCTGATAAATCTTCCTTCTTCTACGCTCATTTAGTTTGTTATTTATTCAAATATAGTATTAAAATTAATATCCAAGGTAAAAGGTTAATTTTTGTCTAAAAAGGTAGCATCTTATAGATCCCCATCTCAATAAATTCTTCACCTTTCTTGACAATGCACTTCCTCACATTTAATTCAAAGACCATCTTGTCATTGAAACTATATTTTTTTTGTGCTATGTCCATGAGTAACTTGACCGGATTATCTAGATCACTTGCTTTGTTGCTAAATCCAAAGAAGAACTCTACCCGTAGCATCTCATCAGTATCTATCTTACCTTTTGGCATTCTTAAAATCATTCCCTTTTCATAGTCCTTGTACGCAGTTGTTTTGAATCTCTTTCCCTGCCAGGCTAAATTGACGGACATGGGCTTCTCATTTATCTTGAATTGTATCATCTGCAAGCCTTATAGATTAGATCCATCCCGATAGTGTACAGGGCTACTATCACCATAAACAGAAAGCCTACTTCAAATTCAAAATGGAGCAGGGTAAAGATCGAAAGCAAGGTAGACTGAATGCTGAACAGATCCTGCTTTGAAGGTGTGAAACTCTTGATTATCTTTTTCATTTTTAAATTTTTGAAAGCCATTGTAAATAAATTTCTGTAGCAATTTGTGCAGTCATTACCGGTGGAACACTCATTCCAATTAAATACTTAGGCTTATTATTTAAAAAGTTATAATCTTGAGGATAAGTTCCTGCATTCTTGTATTCATAATTATTTAAAATTCTAGGAATAGAATAGTGATATAGATGTGATCCACTAGAATTTGCTATAATAGTATTACATACCTTTTCTGGATGCATTTTTATTTCACCAAAATAGTGCCCCTTTGGATGTGCATCTGCAAAACTTTCACCAGGATTAGTTTTATACCACAATTCTTTTACAGTTTCATGAATAGGAATAAGTTCAGCATTTAAATCCTCAATTTCTTTAAACTTTATTTCAGGTTCTTTAAAATCTAAACCTAATTTAGGAAGAGATGTAAAGAAATCAACTTGCTGAAGGAAAGGCTTTGCAATATCTTTTCTTAAGCAAATAAAGAATACTCTTTCCCTTCTTTGTGGTACTCCCATTTTTGAGGCATCAAGTAGCCAATGCTGGCAATAGTATCCTGCCTGGTCAAACTCCTTATAAATCTTCTTAACGTACTCAATAGCATTTCCTAGAAGTAAGCCTTTTACATTCTCAGCCACTACTACTTTTGGCTGTAGTTTTTTTGCTAAATCAATAAAATCAAAAAACAAAGTATCAAGTACTTGATCAGCCTGGCCTTCTCTAAATTTCTTTTCCTTTCCCCAATCGGATTCCCTATTCCCTGCCATAGAGAATGAACTGCATGGAGGTGAGCCGTCAAGTATGTCAAGGTTATAAAATTCTTCTGGAAGATCCTCTCTAAGTTTGAACGTTTGGATACCCTCAAGAAAAGAATACTTTGGATTGTGATTAGCCTTATATGCTTCCATCATTTTAGGATCAATCTCATTACATCCTAGAACATCAAACCCGGCTAACTTGTAGCCCATTGTAGAACCTCCACCGCAGGCAAAGCAGGAAAAAACTTTTCCTTTATCCTTGGTAAATACTGCATCCTTTAGATTCCATTTGTACGGGAATCTGTGCTTATTGTCTTTCATTTAAAATGGTGTTATAGTTTCCTGATTGAATTCAAAATCTTCTATTCCGGATCTGTGAAATTTCTCTACTCTTGGTTCGTGAACCGGTTCTGAACCGGTTACTTTTTTCGCATTCTCAAAGTAGTCAAAGCCATCCTTTCCCATGTACCTGTTCTTTTTTCTATTGAAATCTATCTCAATTTCGAAAGGTACACCTACCAATTTCTGCTTTTTAATCTTATCAGTTTTAATGATGACTGTGGTATCATTTGGATCAGTAGCCCTGTTCGGTCTCCATACTGAGATAGAATTGTCCGTAGAGTCTGCAAATGTTCCACCTCCTTTGATTTGGTATAGGCTAGGTGGAGGGTAGTTTCCATCCTTCTCCTTCCTAGGTGTAGTCTGGTGCATTACAAGGTGATAGGATACATTATTCTTCCGTGTGAAGTTGATCCGATCCATCATGAACCTAGAAGCATACAGGTGTTCAGGCTCTCCCGCTGTCATCTCGTGCCGTATCTTGATGTACGGATCTACAACCACCGCCTTGACATCTTTCTCCCATACAAGGAATTCGAATACTGATTCTATCTGCTCGATAGTAAAATCAGGCACCCCATTCTTTTCTGGATAGACAAAGTAGAAAGAGTCCTTTACCATGTCAAAAGCCTTCAAATATTCCTGCTCACTCACATCAAAATTCTTGTAGAATCTATCCGTACTTTTTCCAAGTATCGTGTGGATGATGTCATCAAAGAACTCATCAGGCGGGTAGTTTTCAGGGCTAAAAAAAGCAAACTTCCAACCCTCATTTATTGCTTTTAGAACACAAAGAAAGATCAGGAACTGTGACTTTCCTTCATTATTGTAGCCTGTCCACAGGTTAAATTCTCCTGCCTTCCAAGACCACATTTTATTTTGAATACCTCCACTACTGATTTGGTCAATGTCCCTCACATAGGTCTTCGATCCTGCCTCCTTACCTTTCCTGAAGTTTTGCAGCATTGAATCTCTCTGCCCTGCAAAGGTTTTGATAGATGCCTCGCAGAAGTCCAGGTCAAAAATCTTATCTGATTTCTTTCTCATTCAGCAAAGTGTTTATCTATATTTTCTTTCATCTCCTGGTAGGCATGATTTCTTTCTGCTACATCTTTGAACCATTGCTTTTCAAATTGATTCCTTACCCTTATTTCATCTTGAAGCATCAAGGTAGTACCTTTTACCTCATAATCCATGATATTGATAAGATTTATATACTTTTTTTGTAAGGAATAGAGCCTCTTCAAGTTCACTTCAATCAATGCCCAGTTTTTAGTTCGCTGTGCCTGTACTATCATTCCCCAAATATCCCTATTAAGGTCATTCATTTTTTGTATATCCTTGCTTTCCATTACCACCAATTATTTTCAATAGTAGACTTTGCGTACTTAGGCTTATGTACTTCTTTGCTTTCGCTGTATCCTGTGCTTGCATTATTTTTCAGGTAGAGATTGAATGAGTTCTGTGCTTTGCTTATAGTCATTGCTTCTCCTTCCTTCAGTATCTTCCAATTCTTAAATGCTTCCTTTACCTTCTTTTCATCTAGGTTATAGATATACTGCATTCTAATAAAGAAAGATCTTTGCATTGGCTTTTCCTTACCCATCTCTTCTTCTACTTCATCCAAAGAAATCAAAGTCTCTTTACTTATTTCATTCTTTAATTCTTTTACTTCTTTAGTTGGTTTCACTTGCGTTTCACCTGCGTTTCGTGTGCGTTTCACTTGCGTTTCACTATCGTTTCGCTCACCTTGGTAAGTATCATATTTACAGATAGTTAGCCGTGTCGTAACCGTTTCGCTTTTTAGCACGATCATTGAATCTTTTTCAAGCATTTTTAAAAACCTCAAAACCTTAGACTTATTGATTTTCCATCTATTTGCCCAAGTTTCGTAGGAGTAAATGACCTCACCCCTATTAACTTCTAGAAGTTGACCCTTGATCAAAACCTTCTTTGGCTCTATGTTAGCCGACATCAAAATGTCAAGCCACCATTTTAAATACTCCGGCTTTGACCAGACCCAATGCTCCTGAAGTTGTCTGTGTACTTTAATCCATCCGCTCATTTTTTTAAAATAAAAAAGCCCGACAGGTGGAAGACTGCCAGGCTCAGGTTTAGTTAACCTATGGAATCATTCTCGCTTCCACACAGGAATGATTCTTGATTCACGAATATAATACTTTTTTTTAATTATCCTACTAGATACCTTTTTTTTAATTCAGTATAGACAGTCCCATAGCATCTGCCTAATTCTATAGCAATTACCTTTATCGGCTTTCTGTCCTGCCATCCTTCAAAGATCATCTGTTTTTCCTCTTCAGTTACTCTGCGCCTTTTCATGCTTATCAAGGATTTCTTCTACAGCATTAAGGCAATCATGGAAGATAGACCCTCCTTCATCTATAGCCGTGTGAAGCCTTTCAAATAAGGTCACGAACTCATGGAACTGCTTGATAGTTGCTTCGCCATTATCGTACCCTTCAAGGTATCTAAAAGCCTGCGTAGACTTTCGCTTCAATGCATTGATCATATTCTTATGCTTAGTCTGCAGATCCAGATCAAAGAACTTGAGCATGGATACATCCTCATAGTAGTCAAGCATGATCTCTTGCAGGGCTAGGTACACCAAGTACTTCTGCGTACTACGGTGGTTTAGTTCGGTGATGATTTCTTCTCTGGTCATTTGTTCAGGTAGTATTTTGCTATTCTTTTATCATTTACATTCACCATGTCTGTCACAATGTCAAGCCCTTCCTCTCGAAGGTTGGCTATCCTTGCGGATAACCGGAAGCAGCCGAACATATTCAAGGCATCTAGTTGAGTGATCGAGTAGCCATTCAATAGCCAACCCTTGATCAAGGCAGTCTGTGAGTCTGTGGATTTCATAGCGAGTAGATTAATTTTTTAGCAGCATTTAGGTGTGAAGTGAATTCCTCTTCTGTGATCTCTTCTAGGTTATCAGCCTTGAGAATGTAGGTGACATACCTGATGTGTTCCACCTTGATAGATGGCCACAATTCAAGGGCTACCAAGTTGTCAAGTTTATCAGTAAAGTAGTTTACTGCTATCACTGCCGAATCCGAAAGCAGTTTGTAGTGATAGTACTTATTCAAGGTGAAGTACTTTGGAATTGAGACCTCACTCTCTACTTCCTGAGTTTGCGTGATTTTGATTTTGAAATTTTCCATAGGTGTTTTGGTGTTTAGATTAATTTAAGTCCTAGCATATAGCCTAGGGCAAAGATGGGAGACATGGCTACTATAAAGTAGAGGATTTTGCCTGTGATTTGAAGTGCTTTTTTCATGGTTTAGAAAGTAAAGCCCCGAAGGGCTGTGATTAGTTAAGGATTTTAGCAGCCCACTTCTCTGCATTCTTGATACTTGAGAAGTCCTTGGATAGTAGTACCTGATCCATACCTTGAAAGAACTGAACATAAAATGCTCTAAATTTTCCTGTGGCATCTTTGCTGATTTTTACTGCCTTGCTGCCTGATCTGTTTGTCAAAGTTTTCATACTGTGAATGGGTTAGAGTTAAATGATGTATCAAATATCTTAGGAATAAATTAGAAAACAAAATATTTCAACAAAATTTTTGAATTAATTTTTTATTCCGTGCTTCCTTGATCACCAGAGTCACATTCTTCACGGGCAAATCTAGATCCTCTGCTATCTCGTAGTTATTGTATCCCCAACAGGAAAGGGTTATTATCCTGTTAACCTGATCCTTTGGCAGCACTTCCATCAAGTTACTTCTTGGATTGCTTTTATTTACTAGCAGTATCTTATAGAGGATGTACTGTACTACTATATTCTTGACCCCCATAATCTCGGCTATCTTATTTCTCGTATAGCCTTGAGCGTATAGATCCTTGACAAGGGGTGCTAGGCTTTGGTATTTGCAAGCAGCCATATTCTCTCAAAGGTTTCATTGAATGGAAGTTTTTCTGTTTGGTAGGTAGACTTCACCCCCTTCGGGGCAAGGTCTCCTGGTCTCTGTATTTCTTTCCCTAGGTATTTCATTTGATTGATAGGTTGAAGTTTTCTACTAGTCTAGCACCCGTGATAGAGTACCCTTCTTTAATTGCTTTTTTGATTGCTACTTTGTCTGCTGTTATCGTGACCTTCTTGACCTGCCAATCTACCGGCAAAGCCTCTGGTATTTCTACCTCTACTGCCTCGGATCTTCTCAAGGATATCTTGAATAGGGGTAATTCTATCTTCTCGATTCCGCTTACTAGCATCGCTTTCTTGAGGCTTTCTGTTAGCCAGGTTACCTTTTTATCTCTGCTTTCTTTCATTGCCTTGAGCCGCTTGATTTCGGCATCTATTTGATCCGCTTCGCTTTGATAGTTCGCTATCACCTTCGCATAGTTTATGCCTTTGCTTTGTAGTTGCTCCTGATTGATTAGCAGTTCTGCTTCTAGTTCTGGAGTCAGTTCCTCTGTTTCAAGGAGGGCAGCAAGATACTGCGCCTCCTGTGTTATCTGGTATAGGTTCATAGTCCTTCGATTATTTCTTGCTGATCCTTGGTTAACGTGTATTTTTTTAGTGCCTCCTTGGCTGTCTTCTGCTGCTCTGGAGTTCCATTCAAGTATTGTACTATTCCTGCGAACTGCTGCTCAGTAGGTGCTACCTTAACCGGTGCAGGTGCTTGTCTCAAAGGCTTCATGGCTGCCTCGGCATCATCATCTGAAATGGCTAGATTCAGCACGCTTGTGATAGCATATCTCCTTGCGTAACTGATAGCACTACCTTGAGCCTGTGGATCGTTCTGCCGTACTACTTGCAAGGTGTAGGTAGCAGAGATAAACTCCCCGCTATCTGCGTGAATTAGCATAGTGGTAAGCCCATCCCCATTAGGGAACTGAGATAGGACTAGCCCTGCCTTTTCTAATGGCTCTGCTATCTCTGTAATGATGTGAGGAAGGCTTGCATAGTTGGACTTAAAGAAGGGGTTCTTTGCATCCTTTGAAATGCGCCCGACCATAGCGTGAAACTTTGCTAGGGATTGGGTAAGGTTTTGAATACTCGGTGATCTTTCCATTTGGTTTGTGTTTATTTGGTTAATAGTTTCTTTCAATTTGTATTTCTAACTCCATGAGGATCGAAGCAGTAGGCTTGACCTCCACTACCTTCTCGAGATCTTCATCATAATAGGACAGGCTTGATGTGTGATCGATGCTGATCTCCATTTCGCCATAGGCAGGAGCATACTCGCTTTCATCTTCACCTGTGTGTTCGATGGTGTAGTCACCTTGCCATACATACTCCCTACCTTCGTAGGTGAATTCGATCTCTTGATCGTAGAAATTTTCTGTTTCGTAGTTCATTTTTTTTAGGGTTTAAAGTAAAGCCCCGAAGGGCTGTGTTTTATCTTTCGTTTAGGCTGATATATTCCAAGTCTTCATTTTCTTCTTCTAGGCTTCTCAATACTTGTGAAAGAGTAGATGCCATTTCTGAAAGCATATCTTCTCTCATTGAATTGATCTGATAGTTTTCCTTTGTCCAAACTTCCTTCTGAAGTTGATCCTGCATTGCGAATACTTTGTTTAGTTCCTGCTGTACTTTTTCGATTGCTTTCATGGTGTTTTTGGTTTTATGTCCCTGTTTGATGAATCAAATATCGAAGGAAAAAATTAGAAAAAAAAATATTTGTGAAAAAATTTTACACAAAAAGTGAGATTTTTTTCGAGTGTGCTTTTTTATGGTTATAACTTGCCAAAAAAAACTATGGAAGAAATCGAGATCTTGAATCCGTTTGGATACGGAAGGGCTTCAAAAGTCATTGATGAAAATAGAAAGCCTGCTGAGTGGTGGGTAGACTACATTCAATTCAATGAGGTAGTATCTGAGAATGAATTCTACATCCTATTTGAGGATGGCTTCCTGATCAAGAAGGGTAGGTCAAAGTTCCAATCAAGCCAATACCTAAAAGGGGATAGGTTCAAATCATTCAAGGAGTGCCATGAGTCAGAGATCTAAATCCTTCTTTAAAGTTGTAGGGTTTTCTCTTATCTTTGCCTTGATTGTAATAGCCATCTTTGAACTCTTCTACTAATGAATGAATTTGCAAACAAGGTTTCCTCCTACCTACTAGAAATCCGTGAACTGCTGATTACCAAAAATCTCAAGTATGGAAACTCAGTCCTTGAGCCGCTAGGGGTTTTCTCTAAGTTGTCCGCAAAGGAAGGACTACTGGTCAGGATAGATGATAAACTTAAACGGATAAAAAACGGGAGCCTGGAAAAGGATGATGAAGACGTGATCAATGATTTAATCGGCTACCTTGTCCTGCTCAAGATTCAAACACAAGAGGAAAGGTACAAAAGGAACAGGGAGAACAGGCTTAAAAATAGGATAGCAAACGAGGATTAGGCTATATTCATTTGCATATAATCTGCCAAATCCTTAAAAAATTATATCTTTTGGCATATAAAAATGCATTAACTTTTAGTAAAAATTCATGCACTAATTCGGGAAAAATCCGAATTAATCTAGGTCGCTTTCCTGATCTAGATGAAGTATCTCAGTCCTGATATCTTGATACCTGCCCTTGATCAAGCAGGAAGTATTGTCATAGAAGTAGATGATCTGGATATCATGCAGTAACTCCTGCACATATTGGATGTCCCCTATCCTTACCATCCGCCTGCTCCATTCGTGCTGAACTTCTAAACCTAGAGACTTCCAATCAATGGTCTGACCTGATAGCATCACCTCTATTTCAATCCACATTAAAACAATTTTTTAGATACCCCTACCTGATGCACTCCCTGTATTGGTTCGAATTGATACGAAAACAGGTACTTGTTATCAAGGTAGGAAACTTTTGCGCTAGGTTGCAATAGAGAATTCACTCCGGCACCCAGGTAGATCCCCTTCGGCTTTTTGATTATTGTCTTTGTTTCCGTGTTCGTGATTGTGTTAGTAACCACAGGAATCTTGAAATCGTTTGTAGCAGTCATTTTAAGGACTTCTCCAAGGACTTCTCCGCTCACATGGGTACTTCCATACTCCGAAGGAATAGAGGTCTTAAACAGGCTTATTTTAGGCTCGTAATCAATAAGAACCGTATCCCTTAAAACTTCAGTTTTTATCTTTGTTTTTGGCACATAAATAGTGTCCACTACATGAGAGTAAATTGTGTCCGTTTCTACCTTCGTTTCTGTTTTGTAGACTGTCTCTACTTCTGGTTTAGGGAATAGCACAAAAGCAAGAATTACACCAATCAAAAAAGAGATGGTAGCAATCCTGATTCGTTCATCGTCAAGCAGTTCTTTCATTGAGTTATAAAAAGGTCTTCATCATAAAACATAGCCCTGAATTGATCTCTGCATTTTTGCAAGGTTTGATACTCCTCATCTGTGAGATCTTCATACTTTATTTGGTTTCTTAGCCATTGGTCAAAGTCATAAGTGATCGACCTTAACTTCTGCCCGTTTATGGCTGCTCGGAATTCTTCCTCTTCCTCCGGTAGGTTGAATGATAGTTCTACTTTCATAGCGGGAACTTATGTGAGTCTACTAATATATCATAATTCTCTGAACCATCCCTTACTGATCTTCTGCCGTGCAGGGTTAGTATTCTACCGCCTACAGGCTTGACAGGTGCGCCCCTCTCGATATGCCATCCATGAGAGCCATCCCCGTACTCTTCTTTGTAAGATCCCGTGATAGCAAGGTGAATCTGCTTCTGCTGTAATTCATATACCCGCTTCCCTTGGTTATAGTGGAGGCAGTCCCTTACATCATTTCTACTAGCATTCTCGTGAATGTGACCCATGACAAAAACATCCATATTCTCATAGGTCTCCAAGGCTCTTGTCAAGTTGATAGCGCCCTTGGTAACAATTCCACCTCCACCTGATCCATGAAAATACTTCAGGCTTTTAGTCATGAAAGTATTTGTTTTGATCTCGTATTTCAGAACTATCCATCCGCCATATCCACCGGTAAAAACATTGCTTTGATTCTTGTAGTTGAATAGGTCTACGAATCTCTGAAGGATATCGGTCTCCTGATATTTGATGATGGCAGTCTCATGGTTTCCGTACCCTATCACAGTCAAGATGGAAGCATAAGGAGACCACCACTCTACAGCAGTTTCAACTATACTATCTAAGTACTTTGCATTATTATGTTCAGGAAGGATGTCGCTTTTATTTCCTCTTCGATCTCCACGGCCTTGCATTAAACAGTACATATCCCCATTGATAAAAACAGGAATTTGATTTTCAAGGCAGTAGTCTAGATGTCTTTTGAGCATATCCCTGTCACACTTTGGATTATCCCAATGAATATCCGAAAGAAGGGCTACTCTGTTTTCCTCTTTGCTTAGTGAAAGAGAATGCACATTGCGTGCTATTTTGTTTAATTCCATTTAGGGAATATTTGGTTTCCTTTACTTTACGAACTTTTCAAACCTGCTCAATATGGTATCAGGACTGAAGATTAAAACTAGGCCGATACCTATCCCGAAGGAAGCATCAGACCAAGATACACTTTTGACAAAGACACTCAAGATACTAGCCAGAATTAGAATAATTCCTAGGGCTGTAGTCTTCCATGCTTTTAGGTTCTTCAATTTCATTGTACTATCCCTCTGTATTCCGCCTTCGCATCAAAGCATGGACAGGCTTTGTTTGCATTTGGAAAATCCCTATGCCCTTGAATGATTAGTTTCTTATTATCACTCCACTCTAATACCTCTTTTATGCACAACAAAATTGCTTTTTTTTGCGCATCGGTTCGGTTGTCAATCGGCTTTCCTTCCTTGGTTATCCCTCCAATGTAAGAAATGTGAATTGATTCCTTATTGAAACCCCTTACCCCGTTTGCTATTCCGTTAAAATCCATGAGCCTGTGAATAGTGCCATTCGCTTCAATCAGTAGATGATAGCCTGGAGACTTCCATCCTAGCGTATCTTTCCAATGCCTTTGAATGGCTGCCACGGTAGCAGTAGGTTGAGATGCTGTGCAATGGATCGCAATATATTTAATAGGTCTTTTCATCTTCCTTGACCCCTGTACTTTTTAGGTCTGCTTTCGTTTTTTGCATAGGATTTTTTAGCCTTCCCTTTTCTTCGCTTCCCAAATGCAGAAGCCTTCTGAACACTACTTCCCTTCTTCATCTTTCCTGCTGTCAAAAATTGCCTTTTCGTTTTTGATTTTATACACTAGCCACACGATTGAAAGCAGCGAAATAATCATAGTCAATACCACATTCAAGAAGTCTATTCCTATGGCTTGGAAAACATTCGCAAGGACTGCTACGAGTGTGGAGGGTACTCCTATTTCATCTTTCTGCAAGATATTCATTTTATGATTCGGTAGGGATGGAACAAAGGTCTAAAGGCATAGGAGCAGTAACCTGTACAGAGATTGATACACCGGCTGTAAAGTCATCAAAGCGTTCTTGGAAAAATTCCAGAGTCGAGTTAGGAGCAGTATTAAAGGTGTAGTCATTGTCAAGTTTTAATTTTGCAAGCACATCCAAAGCCACAAGCATCTGATCACTTTGAATCTGTAGCCTATTGCTCTTGTCTTCAGTCAATAGATCAGCAAAGAGAAGGACTAGATCGTAGCGTAGAGTAGTAGAATTATAGATTGCAGGCCGTACCACAGTCCACAGGACAGGGTATTGAATCTCTCCGCCATTATCTACATAGTCATAGATGTCACCCTCTCCGAAGGTTCGGATCATTGGGTGCGCTTCTTGGATTGCTTTTAACTTTTTGACTAGGTCTACTAATGTCATGCTGCTTGCTTAGGAATTCTTTTAACTTTTTTTCGTTTTTAGAATAAGCCATTTTTAGAATGGTTTTTTGTATCTGTTCCCTTGGTATCTTTCGCTGTATGGCCTGTGATCTTCATAGTCCCCACGGCCTAGATTGATAGCCACCTTGTACTGATTGCTCACAGGTTGGATAGTAGTCACATCACTACCAGGATTCAAGTATTCCGGATACTGCTCAGAGTTCGCACATAGGTAATTTATTGCCCGTTCTGCGTACCATTCAGCATATCCCTTGTAGTATTGAGAAATGCTTTGAAGTTCTGCGAAGGTAGGCTCTGTGATATTCTCAGATTTTCTTTTTACTACCCCTTTATTCACAAACTTATACTGCATAGCCATAGGCAATTCACCTAGGACATAGTTGAATAGGGTATCTGTAAGGTAGGAATCTAGAAAGGTCTTGTAGACTGCATTCCCTCCTTGGCCTATAGTGCCATTTGAAATGAGTAGAAGGATCTTGTCATAAAGCGCAGTCCCACAGATAGGGTGAATGTACCTATCCTGAGTCATCTTAATCACCTGAGTGACGTTCTTCAGGTCAATATTTGCGGAGGCTACCGTGAAATCCTTGAAGGATTGCTCCGATATCATTAAAACATTTGCGCTCATTAGGATGTTTTTTCTACAACTACATTTCTTTTCCACTCATGACGGCAATAAGGTGTTCTTCTGCCTGTGTTGGGATTGGTGTACCATCCACCACAAAGTTGAAAAACGCTATAGCCTAACTGATTGGATATGTTTTGAATCTCTTCTCTGGTAAAGAATAGCCCGCTTCCGTACAACTTCTCGCACAAAGGTCTAGATCCACTCTTTGCTTCCGGTACGTTTGGTCTTTCCTCATAGGAATAAAGCACCTTGAAGGAAGTTACAGGCTGAAGTCTCTTGATAGCCGCTTCTCCTGTTCTAGTCACCGATCTAGTGATCAAGCCTTCACGGCTAATCTTCTCCACTAGCACCTGATCATCTATCAAAGTATTGATTCTTGAGATCACGGATGCCTCATCAATCCCTACAGCCTTTGCAATTTGTGGGATAGTCACCGCATCATTGCGTTGAATTTGAGTAAGGATCTTTTTCTGCACCTCATTGAGTAGATACTCGGCAAATAGATCCTGCTTGATGAAGTCTTCCATGCTTGAGAAGTGCATCTTTGAACTTTCAATGACCTTGAATTTGTCCTTTGATACCCCTTTGCCTTCAAACTTTTTAAGGATGTCTGCATCGTGTTCTGAGATACTGCACTCAAGGTGGAGGTGATCAGAGAAAGCAGCAGCAGGTTCTTGATTTATATTCTCAGGAGTCACGATCTCAGTCTTCATAGGTAGGCCAATCAAGCCCCTCAATTCATTCACATCCATAGATTCAACTACCTTAGTCGCAATCAATGGAGAAAGGCTGTTTAATGAGTTGATGATATCCTGTGCGCCTTGGCTTTCTTTCTTCTCGATTGGAGCAAGTCCCAACTTCTCTCGGATCTCATCCTGAGTCATGTTAGTAGAAATAATCTGCTCACTAAACTGGAAAGAAATAGGCTCAGTTTTCTTGATCTCAAGTTCTGCTACGATATCATTGAATTTCAAAAGGTAGTTTACTACCTCTTCAAGGCTTTGCTGCTTTGCATTTACATAGGTGTTCTGGAACAACTCAGATGCTTCCCGAAGTTCTGCTCTGCCACCTAGTTGACCTTCTGTTTTAACACCAAAAAGCATAGGGCTAGTCACCTTATGACCGGTAAAAATCTCCTGCTGAACTGTTTTATTTAGTAGGTCAAAATGCTTATCTAATTCGGTGCCGGAAAGGTCTACTATTGAAGGCTCGTTTTCTTTTGAATCATTGAAAGCAAGCATGAATTTTCCTGCGTTCTTTGATCCTGAGAATTTATCCTTGAATTGTCTTTCGATACGATCCTCTTCCTCCTGGCTTACCTTACCCCCGTTTAGGTTGATAAGTTTAGAAGAAAACATCCCGTTATTAATCGTGTTCAGGTGGTATTCACCTATAGAGATATCTAGTTCAATGTATGAAATAGCCCCTCTGTAGTCAGGTAGGGAGTAGGTATTTGCACCTGCTCTGTATTCTTTAAAGTACAGAATCTGTGTGCCTGTGGTGTTATTAGGATCGAATGCAGGATAGGTCTCGAAATCAGGTCTTGGATTGACGTTATCATTCTTAATCCAATTGTCTGAGACGTAGAACTCACTATTGTCTAGGTTCGTTCTAACCTTGTAATAGTCAACATGGTAAAGTTCTGCAATTTCACCGGTGCCTTTTGTCCAGATTACCTGAAGATAGTAGCCTCCAAAAATAGATAAATCGGTAACGAGTTTTTTTGTCAACTCATTAAGGCTTTCCTCCTTAGTGTTGATTCGATCAATCAAGCCAAATGCCTTCGCCTTCTGCATCTCATCCTCAGCCTTGACAGTCCACCCATTACCGCAGATATAGTCTACCTTGCCGGTAATGATAGCATTATTCTTTGCGCTATTGTTGTAGATCCGCAGTAGGTAGTTAGGGTAGTCATTCTTCTCCCCGTAGTAAACGTATTCTTTACCCTTAACTTCTTTGTAAACGGGCAAAGGCACTTGGTCAAACTTGAATAATTTTATCATGCTGTTGTATAGGTCTTATAAGTACCATTATAGCCGTTATATCTTACCACTCCTGTAGTAGAAAGATTAGGTGCAGTCAATTCCATTTTACCTGTGGCAATAACATCCGCACCGCTTCCCGTTTGGGTAACATAGTACCGCCAAAAGCCTACTGTGCTACTTGTAAAGGATGCTTCGCTGATTGAAAATTCTGAGTATCTATCTTTGAAATCACTCACATCGGTTAGGTTTAAAGTCACTTCCTCCTTTGTTACTTCATGCTGAAATAGAAAGGTATAGGAATTGCTTGTCGTTTCTCGTTTATCAAATAGGGCTATATAGATCACGCTATTTGCACCCTTCTCAATTATCACCATACCTTTAAATATTAAAACCCTTAAGTATGTACACAAAAAAAACAGCCCCGAAATTAGGGCTGCTTTTCACATCTAAACAACAAACCAAATATTAATCAACAGGAGGAGTGCCAGTAAATAGGGCTGCAAGTTCCTTCTCGTTACCTGTGAAGGTCAAGGTGTATCCATTACGATCACCAAATGCAGTACCTGATCCTGAACCGCCACCGGTCAAATCAAGTCCATTCACTTCACCTAGTACCCAAGTCTTTCCGTTATTGTCAAGTACCAAGGCTACTAGTCTATTCTTAGCAAGTAGAAGGATCTCATTACGAGTATTTACTTGCAATTTATTTAGGATGATCTCCAAGGTCTGAGCGTAGAATACAGTGCCATTCTGAACGTTGGTATTCACGGCTTCAGCAAAGTTGGAAGATTCCTTTACTAGGTCATACTTCCAGAAATACTTGCCTGAATCCATAGTCACACCGGTGTAAGTTCCGGCAGTACCTGTCCATGATGCAATATCTTCTACGGCTGCAAACCATACTGCCTTCAAACCACCGATAGAATCTTTGCAGTCAAGGGTATAGTTCTGAGTTAATGCGCAAGCCATATTTTATTTTTTTAAAGATTAGTAAAATAGGGTAGGGGTGAATCCCCTACCCGTGATTTGAATTAAGGAGCAACGTACTTCTTCCAGAATACTACTTCATCCGGGAAGGCAATCTGGCATCCTAGTTTGAACTCAACTACAAATCTCATTTCATCTGCCTCTTTTGCATAGAACAACTCGAAACGATCTTGCTCATTCAAAAGGTCAGTACCTAGGTACATATTAGACATAGACAAACCTACTAGGTAGTCAGTACCATTCAAGCCATTCACACCAATCAATTTGATGTTAGTACCTGGGATAATCAACTCCATGTTAGCAGCATCTACAGGATAGTGATACAAGTTAGCATCTCTCAAAGCAAGAACATACTCACGGAAAGTATCGTTTCCGCAGAAGATTACTACATCATCCTTGTCCAAAAGGGCAGCAGGAAGGGCAGCGAATACCATGTCAACAGCAGCAATTACGTTGCTAGAAGTCAAAGTAGTTTGGTTGCCTGTGTTACCATTGATAGGGTCACCTGAACCACCAAAGCCTAGAGCATTGATGATAGTAGCAAATCCTTGGAACTTGTTCAATTGACCATTTTGAGATGAAGTATCTCCCTGCCAAATAGCAGTCTCAAGGGCAGCACCGATTCTTGCTACTTTCTGAGCAGAGAATTCAGCACCATAAGCCATGTAGTCATAGGTAGAACCTTCACGCAAAGCCTTCTGAGTGTACTTAGCCTCAAATGCTTTAGGGCAGATGCTTTCCTGAATTTTGATTTTACCTACAGTGATAGTACGCTGTGTGATAGTGGTAGTTCCGCTTGAATTGAACCCGCAAGTTCCGCCTGCCTGGAATACCGCATCGGTAGTCATGATGTTGATAGTTTCAGCGGATTTTACACCCACCTGAACGTTACCAAGTGCTTCGATAAGGGAAGCAGTTTTTGCAGAGAAGATGGCTGCAGAAGTCAACTGCAATTCATTCTCCTTCACATAGTTAGTTAATCCTGATAAATCTAGTGCCATTTTTTTATTTGTTTTTTAATTTTTGAAATGCGCTTTGAAGGTTTGTATACCTGTCATTTTTTTCTACTTTCAACTGCTTTGCAAATTGGTTAGGGCTTGTGATAGGCTTATCACTTGGCTCTTTTGCCAAAGACTCAAGGACTACTGCGGACATCTTTACCGCTTCCTTTACCTCTTCTGCTTTCTCTTCCATTGCCTTCACCTTAGCAGTCAACTCTTCTACCTTTTTTTCAAGGTCACCCATGGCCTGTTCTACTTTGGCCATTGCTTCATCCTTCTTAGGATCTTCTTCAGCAGGTACTTCAGCAGCAGCCTCAATCTCTACTTCGATCTTAGGCTCTTCCTCTGCTTTCTTTACCTCTGCAATTTTACCTTCCTCAAGTACTACCACGATCTCACCTGATTCAAGTTGATGCTCTCCAACAGGTGCAGGGATTTGCGCCCCATCTTCACCGATTACAAAGATCGAACCCGCCTCAAGATCGTAGGCTACTACTGTGCCGTCCACAAGTTTACCTTCAACAAGTGCGAAGGCTGCCTGCTTTTCTGCCTCTGAGAAAAGTAGTTTTTTGATTTCTACTAGTGCTTCTTTTGCGTTCATAATAAGAAATATTTAGTTAGTAATTATTGTTCAATTTGAGAAAGTATCTTGAAGATCTGCTGCATGATCTGCTCCTCCTGAGTTACTACTTTGTTGGTCTTCTCATATCTGAAAAGTCCCTCCACAGAAAAGCCTTTGAAAGTACCTGCTTTCACTTCATTCCAGATCTTCTCGTTATCAACTTTGAAAGACCCGAACCATGAGCCATTTGAGATATCTTCAAATCCCTTCGGAGGCATGATGCCTTTTTCCCGATCAATGATGTAGGATTCAAACATGAAGACCCCATCTACAGGGGTAGAGTGTTCTACATTTACCTTACTTTGGTAGCCTTTCTTAAAGAATCTCTGAACTATCTTTTTGATCTCGGCAGCAGAAAAGGAAACATAGTACTCCTCATCCTGATCCCTTCTGTAGATCGGTAAATCTGCAACCATCAAAGGCCCGGTCACGATTCTTTGATCTTGATTCTCAATGCTGAACTTGTTAAAACCTACAGCCCGAAAGTCTTCCTGATTCATTTTGCTTTCTGCCCATCTAAGCATAGGCTCTCCACCCCACAAAAGATATGAGATAGTCCCACAGGCTTCAGTATCTTCAGGGTTATAATACTCAGCAGCCCTACTGAGGTAGGAGTATGTTCTTCGGATGGTCTCTCTAGACAAGTTTTCGCCTGCCATAATTTGAGTCGCACGAACTTTTCCTACCTGAGTAGCGCATCTATTTCCTATTGCCTCATTCAAACGGATTCCCCTTTCGGCATTATCCTTTGCTGATTGAGGGTAGTCATTGTATGAATCTTCTTGAAAGTCCTGCGAAAAGGCTAAAAAGTTTTTCTGAATTGCAGGGTATTCTACTAGGGCAATGAAGTCTACTTCTTCTTCGCCTTCGATAGTATCCCCAATCATCATTTCATAAAGTGGTAGTTTCTTTTCCATATCTTTAAGTATTAGAATCCTGCTCTACGTTCAATATCTGCCACACGCTTCTGAGTTCCTGTCACTTCGCTTTCTACCACATAAGCCCTCAAAGGTTGGGTAGGTTGCATTGCTGCACCTAATGCCGTGATAGGGCTGTTCCCGATAGTAGGTACTTGAGGAACACTACCAGGAGCAGCAGCCGAAATCGAAGGAGCAGAAGCAGCACCTCCTCCAGGCACCTTAGTTTTCACAATCTCCCTCACGTTCTTAATACCACCGGCTACCGCAATAGCAGCAGCAATGGCAGCCCGAATAGGGGAAGATGGATCACCTGGAATCAACTGCGAAGTATAGGCTTTCTGCGCACCTAGATAGGTGTCAATAGTGGTAGCAGCAATGGCCGTAGCCTTTCCCGCTGCCGTGTTCTTTCCTACTAGATCAGAGACAGTACTTAGAAGACCTGAAGCCATTTCGGCATTTGCCATCTTAGCCTCATTCTCTTTTTTATCTATTTCCATTCTAGCCTCAGAGTATCCCTTTAAGGCTTCATTATATTGCTGCTCATTAATCAATCCCTTTTGAAACTGCTCAAGGGATAGGGCTTCTTTCTGGTCAATTAAATCCTTTTGAATTTGGAAACTTGCCTCCGCCTGTTTCATCTCTGCATCTAGTTCTGCAATAGCCCTTTCTGAATTTGCTAGATCAATGCTTTCCTGAAGGGTAGCAAGTGCCTGCTGTTCCTGCTGTGCTAGTTCTAGTTGAAGTGCTGTCTTCTGCTCGGAAGTTAGTTTCTCGTTATTGAGTACTTCATCTCTCTGCTTCTGATATTCTATCAGGATCTGCTCCCTTGCTTTTTCGTTTTCATCTGTGATTCCTTCAAGCCTAGTCTGAGTTCGAATGTCATTCAATTGCTTCTGGAATTCTGCCTCTTTCTGGGCTTCCTCCTTTTGGAATTTTTCCCGTACCGCCTGAAGTTCTTTGCTTCTTGCAGCCTCCAAACTGCCGTCATCTTTCACCCCTGCTTCATCTAGTTTCTTCTGCTTTTCAGCATAGGTTTTCTTGATTGCTTCCTCCTGCTGCTGCTGCTCGTTTAGCATTTTAGTTCTTGCTTCCTGAAGTATAGCCTCAGCCTCCATCTCCTTCTGCATCTGCTTTTCTCTTTCTGCACTTGCCTTTTCTCCGGCTGCTTTTTGGCCTTCCATTACTTCCAAATCGTAGCCTGCTCTCTGCTCCTTCAATCGGTCAAGAGTACCCTGCGCTTCTTTTATCGTAGCATCTCCCTCTTCCGCTACCGCTTCAGGATCAAATACAAAAGAGGCTAGGTAGTTAGTGGTGTCATCTAGTAGACTAGTTGCTTCCTCAATGACCCCAAACTGCTTCAAGGCCATGCTGATATTATCAATAGATCCTAGGATCATTGTCAATGGTAGAGAAACGAATTTAAGTATCCCTGCAAGGATAGCCTGATTCCTTTTTGCCGCTTCTACCTGTGCTTGCTTAGTAGCCTCTGCATTCTGAAGGTTGATCTCAGCCGATTTGATAGCCTCATCGGTTTGTGCCATCTTCAACTGAAGTATCTCCTCCTCAGATTTTCCTTGAAGTTTCAATTGATTAGTCTGCCCATCAATAGCCTCAAGTTTTTCCTGATTCGCTGCTAGATCTTTTTGGGTAGCCTCATTGAGTTTTTTCTGCTCACTTGATACACCACCCACCAAAGCCATGATGTCTTCCCAGTAAGCCACTAATAGGCCGACAGCCACTACCAAAGCACCAATACCCGTAGAAATCAAAGCCTTTTTAAATCCGTTCGCCCCTGCCGTCAATCCCTTGAAGGTAATACTCAACTGCTCACCTACTTTTCCAATGTCTTTCAATTGTGAAAGCCCCTGAGAAAGTGCCATTGCAGACTGAACTTTCAAGAGTGCTTTTTCTACATCTTCGGATTCGTTACCGAATAAAGCCATTGCACCCTGAACTGCTGCAATACCTCCGGCTGCTGTGGAGGCTGCCGTAGTCAATGCCTGAAACCTTTTGCCTGGATCAAATAACTGAGCCGCCTCATTGGCTGCATCAATCTCATCACGAATGCCTGCTACCTTCTGCGCTGCCTGTACCGCTTCATCACTTAGTTCACCGTACTTTTGCCGTGCTTGTTGTAACTCCTGAGTCGCTTCCCTTAATTGTTTCTTGAGGGGTTTGACATCTGCATCTAAAATGATTTTATTTTCTTCAGCCATTGGATAGGTATTTTAAAGGTTTGGGGAATCCCCAAGAATTCCCCATTTGATTTTTACTCTGCTTCTGCTTCTTCCTTCGGGTTCTGCTCCTGCACTTGCTGTGCTAGGAATTGGATGAAGGACATCCCGTACTTTGTGGGCAACTCTTGCGCCCATGCTTCAAGCATTTTGATTTGGTCTTCGTTAAGCGTGATTTTCATTTTGTTTGCATTTGGTTTTTAAGTGAATCGATTTGGATTTGTAATTCTTCAATTTTTTCCATTGCTTCCTGAAGTACTTTGATAGTTGCGTGATGCAAGTCGGAAGCATATATTGATTTGATTGGTTCTTCTTCGCTTACAATTTCATTGCCTTCTTCATCTAGTTTAGGATTGGTATCCCATCCATCTACATCAACAAATTCAGGTGCTATGCTTTCAACTTGTTGAGCGATTACCCCAATATTAAAATCATCATGTGTTTGGTCAATGTACTTGTATTTGACTATTTCAATTGCCTTGAATTTATCCCAATAAGATTCCAAAGGTTCAATCTCCTTTTTTAATCTTGCATCGGATAAAATTACATTGTTGGCAGCATAGTTTTTAATTCCACCATTTGATAGCACAACAAATCTATCTGATCCTGAAGAATCATCGCAAGAAATGAAATAATTTACCGCATTATTTGGTGTTGCTCCTGTAAACCTAAAAAGAGGGCCGTAAGGACTTGCAGCAGTATTTGTAAATATTGCTATGTTTGTATCGGTTGTTCCTTGTCTTAATTCGTGATACGCAGCAGTTGAATTTAAATAATCCCCTGAATTGCTTGCTTTAAATGCCCCCCCCGAAGTGATGCGCATTCTTTCTTGCCTAGTATTTGAACCTGTACAAATAGATACACCATCAAAACCATTGATAGAAAGACCATCGGGGGAACCTCCTGCATCATTGTCAAATGCTAATATTGATAGATTGTACTTAAAACTTGATGCCGCACCACTTCTAAAAAATATGCCTGTTTCATTACCTGAACTAAAAGCATCTACAAGTACTGAACCATTGACTTGTAATTTTTGCCCACCTGCATTATCCGTTGCAGTGCCGATTAATACATTCCCCCCCGAAGTAATGCGCATTCTTTCGGTGGTATTTGTTAATCCATCCCATAAGTTAAAACTTAAAGAAGTTGCGGCATTAGTCCCATCAGCAGGAGTGAATTTTATGCTTGAATCTTGAGGTCCCCAATTTGATGCAGGGCTTGAGAATAAAATAGATTTAGCCGTTGCAGTTGAACTTTGTAATTTTATATCACCATCTACGGATAGTTTTGATACAGGACTAGCCGTGCCGATGCCTACGTTGCCTAAATCGGCTATGTGAAAAACATTAGTTCCGAATCTGTTATTCAAAAACAAATTACCTCCTGAAGTTACATTAAAGCCCCAAGCCCCTACTGCTGTCCTTTCTAAATTCAAAAGCAAATCTGTTGAATTGCTTGCAGTTAATCTATTAGCAGTCACGCTGCTTGAGAAGGTAGCAGCGCCTGTGGTATCAATTGATAAAGGTGTTCTTGTAATGCTAAAATCTGAACTTGCTTGCCTTAAAACAAAAGTTCCTACTGTTGAGGAATTAGCCCCGTAAGATTGCCAAAATGCACCACTACTTCCTTCTTGTGAAATAGTGGTTCTGTTTGCTCCGTGACCTGTGATTCCTCCAGTTGACATTATTGCACCGCCTACCACTAATCTTTCAGCAGGTGAAGAATTGTTTACACCTAAATTGCCCGTAGTAGCCAAAGTAATCTGCGGAGTAGTTCCTCCGGCTGCTAGGGTTATAGCAGCAGCAGATACCAAAGCCAAAGGTAAAGTGCCTACGCTTTCTACTCGGTTGGTAGATCCTCCATTATTTGCATTTATTAAAATTTGCTGTCCACCTGTTGCGGAGATTAGCCTTGTAGCCGTTTGAATATCACCGCTAAAGTTTAGGCTAGTACCACCTAAAGCACCTGTCAAAGTACCACCTGCCAAAGGAAGATAAGCACCTAGTTGACTAGCCAAAGCAAGAGTACCATCAGCATCCGGCAAAGTGTAATACCTTACCGCTGAATTTGTCCATTGAAGTACCCCTCCATTTGAAAGACCTTTTCCGAAGTAGATATTATTTGCACTATTGAAGCCTATCTGGTTCAAGGTAGCACTACCTTCATGCAGAGTTCCAATGTTGACCAATCTAGTCACCTGATTGCTACCACCTACAGCAGATAAAGATAAGCCATTAGAAAAGGTCTTAACCCCTCCAAAAACTTGGCTTCCTGTAGTTACTACCCCTCTATTCGAAGCAGAAGCATCTGGAAGATTGAACGTGTGAGTAGTGCTTGCGCTTGAGATATTGAAATCCGTGCCACTTGTTCCCGTTGCAAAGTTCTGCACCTGAGCAGTCAATCCATTCAAAGCAGTTAAGCCCGTAGTGAATGTAGTAATGATTTGACAAAGGGTATTATTTTCTGTGTGTAGCGTGATAGTCCTACCTGAGTGAGCCACATAGTAACGGATAGCAAGCCTATCTGTAAGGGCTAGGGTAGTAGTAGGTACTGCCAAAGAAGAAAAGTAAGGGGTAGTATTAGTACCGAAGGCAATCAACTCAGGGCTTCCGCTGCTAGTCGCTATCAAGGTAGCAGTACCGCCTGAACTTACCTTGTAAAGTTCTACATAGAAAGTAGGAGTTCCACCTCCTGAAGATGCTTGAAAGTAGGTTTCAAAATTCCAATTACCTCCAGGTATTTCTAGTAGGCTAGGATCTCCGGCATCCGTAATGAATGAGGCTATATAGCCATCTGCATTGATGGTGAAATCTGTGCCTGCTCCCAAAATAGGTGATTTGCTCAATTCACGATAAGCCACACCTCCGATAGTCCCTTGATTTACTGATCCATTTAGGTAGTAAGAAACTGAAGCACCGCCTCCACCTAAACTTGAAGGGAAGTCTGCTAGGCTACCATCTCCACGGATGTACTGCGCTGTAGTACCTGCTCCTGAAATAGTGATATTTCCGCTTGTAGTTACAGGGCTACCAGATACAGTAAAGGCAGAAGGTACTGAAAGACCTACCGAAGTCACCCCTACATCTAGGTTGTCTTGCATCCAATCCTGAAGGGTTGATATAGTTACCTTGTTCGTAGTGGTAGCACCGCTTGCTACAATAGGAAGCACATCATTATTCGCAATGTCTGTGCGTTCTACTAGTTGACTTATTCTCTTATCTGCCATATCGATTAAATATAAAATCTAGAACTTCCGTTTTCCTGTAGCATGTAGGCATCATTCTCAAGAAGGATGTAGTCATAGTCCACAGGGCTTACATTTCTCAGGATCTTGAATAGAGAAACGTAGGATAATCCGTTCGCTATCGGGTTATATTTATCCACCTTCTCAAGTTGGAAGTAGTGAACACCTACCTTCACAATAGTCCTGAAATCTAGGTTTGAAATATCGGTAGGGGTTAGGTAAAAATACCCTTCCAAAAGCCTACTATTCCTGTCACCTATCGAAGTGATTAGCCCCTCGTAATACTCAGTATACAAGTTATTATTTTGAGGGTATAAACCAATGCTGAAATAGACCTCCCGAGGGAAGGAAAACAGCACATCTGTCTGCGGCTCGATAGGATCGTCTAGGTGACCTGCATACGGATAGGTAGTATAGGCTATGTTTCCCGTAGAATATCCGATATTCCAAGAAGGGCAGTCAACCTGTGGCTTCCAATACGCTATTCTAGGCTTGAAGTTATCAGGTACTTTGACCCCATTCTCTACCTTGTAAAGGTGAATCATGATTCTACCTGCTACCTGTTCACGCATTACCGGAGGAGCAAAGACCACCTTCACAGTCTTTGTATCAAGTATAAAATCATTGTCAATTATAGTCCTAGATTCCCCATAAGCCTCATTAAATTTGGTCTTATAGGAAGTAGACCAGTAGTCTGAATCATCATCAAAGGTAAGCCTGTATTCCTTCGCCGATAGTTCGGAAAGAGGGGTGATAGTGATGTCCTGTGATTGGTCTAGTTTATCACTCCAATCAAGTGCCTGATCTTTGAAGGTTCTGTAGAACTCATTATAGGGCACGATCTCAAGGACATTTGTCCGAAGCCTGTCTTGAGTCACATAAAGATTGTACATCGAAATGATAGACTTCAAGAAATCCCGCTGCTTCATTGACTTTGGCAAGGTGTACCCTATTTTCATGGTATCCCCTTCCTCAAGTTCTACCGCCACGGGTACTGTGTTACCTATCTTGAATGACCCCATAGGTGCTACTACTACCTGAGTTTCTAGGTTTACCCCATATCCTCCGCCTCCTGCCACTTCACCTGTAAGCCTGATTTGAAAGAAATCATTTTGTGCTAGATCAATGCCTCCGGTTATTGCCACATCCCAGATAAATAGTTGCCCCTGCTGAATGAAGGTGACATTCCTAGAAGAGTACAGCACCTCTGATCCGTTCTTCAAAACAGAGACAGTCCACACGTTATCCGTGTAGGCTTGTAATGCAGTCAAAGATACCCTCAAGTTTAGGTTCAATCCCGTGTTCAAAGGCTGTGCCTTAGTCCATGTAAATTTTGACCCTAGTTCTGAGATGGTAAACCCTGAAGCCTCCACCGAACTGAAGCGTAAGATGGTAGAATAATCAGGATCATTCGTGACGTTTACCTGTAGAAGGTTAGGAGTCTGATTGAGTAGGGTAGTGCTTTCTCTTGTGATGGTCTTCTCGGCCGTGATCAGTAGCAACTTTCTAAAATAGAAAGAATTGAAGAAAGGAGCAGTTACCTGAAAGTTAGCCTCGGAAAATATCCTTCTCAAAATCTCTGTGACAAATACAGCAGGCTTGAAGTTCTTGATAGGGTAGGTGATTGAGTCAACTGAATAGCCGTAATCTACCAAAGGATAGACATAGTTCTGCGCACCTTCTACCCACTCAGTCCTGCCCCATGAATTTTCAATATTGGTTCTATTCCAGACATGGTCATAGTCTGCAAAATTTAGTTCTGCCAGAGTCTTATCACCTAGTTCATGGAGGATATCCCGAAGCCTTCCAAACATATTAACCTCATAAGTGATATCTCCCTCCCTTGAATTAATCTTAGACATCCTCAAAACCCCGTCAAATATCTTGACGTTATCAAGGAAGATCTGAGCCTTTGCCTGTTTAGCAGGGTTAAAGTTTACCCCGATATTGACATCCTCCTCATAGTAGTCATTATTCACCGAAATATCAAAGATATTCCCAAAAAGGCTCTGGTTTTTTGCCGTGTTTGGCAGGATAATAGTCTTTGAATAGGAAGTATTTCGCCTCTCAATGTCGCTAACATCCGCCACCGAGAAGGTGAAGTCTACGTCAATATCTCCAAGGGTATCCGCTTCGATCCCTTCTACGAATAGCCTTGCGCTCATATTACCTGTCGGGTGTTTAGTAGTTGGAATTCTACGTCAATTTCTAGATTGAATAACTTATCCGAAGCAGTTTTCTTCACCTCGTATGTGGTAGCGTTAGGCTTCACAGGAATCCAAGAAGGAGTGATATAGTTATCATTCACCAAGTTCAAATAAACCAAAGGGGAAGAGTACAGTTCCCTGAGAAGTTCCGCCTGCACGTCATTGATATAGTCTGAAATGATTCTCCAGTTCTGGGTTTCCTTTGTGAAGTAGATAGGATTAACGTTCTTCACCACGATCCCATTCGCCTCGTATATATCTCCGTTGTAGTTTCTCTCATAGCCCTTCTTTTCAATCTGAAAACTAGTCTTATTTACTAGGTCAAAGTTAAAGAAATCATAAACCCCGAACTTGTTTAGGTAGGCTATCCTCATAGGATCGTACCTGCCACATGATTGAGTGTATAGGGTAGCGAATTTGTACCTCCTTGCAGAGCCGTTATTCCAATTCACGAATAATTGAATAGATGCCACACTACCGCCATAGGTCAAAGGTGTGATCTGAACGTAGGTGATATGTGGGCTTGTTACTGTGGTAGGTGTGATATAGTAGGTCTGAGTTGTAGCGTTATTGTAGGTTACCAATAGTTCTACATTAGTCAAAAGCCCTGTATTGATAAAGCCAAAAACCTGAGCATCAGTCTCTCTTAGTTTGATGGTATCCCATGCAGTCAAAGGCTTGTAGACTGTGTTGCTAGATCCCCAATACTGAGCCTGGCCTGAGTACCAATTCTTCAACTCTAGCAAAGGCAAAGCACCTGCGAAAGCGTACTTGGTCTCACTCACTACTTCGCTTGCTAGGACTATGACAAATTCCCCATCAACCTCATAGTACTCATAGCACTTCAGGTAGTATCCCTTTATAGCATTCTTTGAACTTGAGGAAGTAGCCGTTTCATAGAACCCTTTGCTGTAGGTGAAGTCTACAGATACATATTTTGAAACATCGAACTCCACAGGATCTCCAGGATCAGCAGGTGAATCGTAGTATGCAGTAGTCACGAGTTCATCATCTGAGTTATATACTTTGACCACATACTTGAAACCGATCTCTTCCGAGTTCGTGCTGCTTATCGTGTAGTTAATCCGATTGAATGCCGGAAGAATGTCTATACTTGGTTCTACTAGGGTTATCATTTGCTTATTCTTAAAACGAGTGAATCACTTCCAATGGTTTGAATGTCTACGTTAAATTCCGGAGTCGCTTCATCGATTGATTTCTTGATGAATTGCCTTCCTTCAATACCGTACTTTTTGATGTAGTAGGCTAATCTCTTAGCACTTGTTGAAATCTGAGGAAGTACATTTCTACCCTCTATCAGGTTAGTAGCCTCTATCTCCATGTTCTTCCGTTGCATCCAACCTTGCAACTGCTGTAAGGCTTCAGGAGGCATCCCATAGGTCTTGAATTGGTAGAACTTTCCCTGATCATTCTTGTAGGTCTTGCGCTTGTTTTGAATACCCCTTACCCCCTTATCTATGTAGTCGGCATAGTCTACCCCTATCCCGATCTCAAGCCTGTATCCGGTCTTTGTTTCCTTTACCCCGATAACAGAAAAAGAGGAAGACAATCTACCTGAATCCGCAGGTGTATTTTTGGCTAGGTTTTCAACTATGTTAATGCCTAGTTTTGTCATGGCATCGCTCACGTTTTTGATCAACGTGCCTTCTACAGCAGCGACATATTCGCTAGGCTCAAGTTTCCTTCCCCCTATGTTTAAATTCGCTACTTGAGTTTTTGTTGCAACTGCCATTTCTTTAACTGCGCTTCTTTGTCCTTATTGTAATCCTTCAAATATGCTAGGGTATTCAAGTACTCCACTACCCTCAGATCATAGGCATCATTAACTTTGATGTTCTGAAAATCGGCTACCTGCTTAGTGCTAAATACCCAGCCCCACCTTGCCATAAATCCACTACCTTCTTCGCCATCTCCTGATTCACCATTGAGGAGGTTATGGTATTGCTTATTAATTCGCTGAATAATTGACAAAAAAA